CTTGATATTTTCCCCGGCGGGATTTTTCAGAAAAAGTTTTAAGGTTCTAATTAAAACCCGAGGGTAAATACTACCAAACTTATCAGAAAGGAGTTGATAGTATGGCAAGACGCTCATCAAAGTCCTATGAAGATGATGACGAAGCAACAAAGCGAAAGCTAAAGCCAGCCGCAACTCCTGAAGCTGAAGAGAATCAAATGATATCCTTGGCAATTGACTTAGCCAAGAAGCAATTAATGGAGGGAACCGCATCTTCACAGGTCATAACACACTTTTTAAAACTCGGATCAACCAAAGAAAAGTTGGAATTGGAAAAACTCAAACAGGAGAACCGTTTGCTTGAAGCAAAAACAGAAAGTCTCGAATCTGCAAAACGAGTCGAAGAGCTTTATAAGAAAGCAATGGATGCTTTCAAAGGGTACAGGAGCAGTATAGACCGATGAGAAGATATTCTGAACTAATCCAACTACCAACTTTTAAAGAACGATTCGATTACTTAGCTCTTGACGGAGCTATAGGAGAAGAAACCTTTGGGTTTGACAGATATTTGAATCAGATCTTCTATCATCTTCCAGAATGGCGGCGCGTTCGTAGAGATGTGATAGCAAGAGACGAGGGTTGTGACCTCGGATTGGAAGGCTACGAGATTCATAGCCGAATACTGATCCATCACATGAACCCAATCCTACCGGAAGACATAGAAAGACGGAATCCGGATATTTTAAACCCAGAGTTTCTAATAACGACATGCAAAAGAACGCATGACGCAATACATTATGGTGCAGAGGCACCTGAGCAAGAGTTTGTAACAAGACACGCAGGTGATACCTGCCCATGGAAATAGGAGGTATTGTAATGAAAGATATTTCTAAATTCGAGACACCGGTAGAGGTAGAGACAAAGAAAGTCGATGCCGAAGAGAAGATTCTCGAGAAAGCTATAACAGAAGTCTCTAAGGTAGAGAATCTTAAGGACTACATGGTAATCTGTGCAAGGCTTAATGTTCGTAAGTCAGCATCTGATTCTGCAGATGTTTTGCGGACGGTCAGGAGCGGAGACAAAGTTAAGGTTGACAAAGCTCATAGCATTGGCGCTTGGTCTAAGATTACTACACCGGTGGAGGGATTTGTATTATCACAGTTCATTGCCCCAGTAAAGTGAGGTGATTTATATGAACGAATCGATCCTAACATCGATTAAGAAGTTGCTCGGCATCACAGAAGAATACGAGTACTTCGATTTGGACATAATAATACACATCAACTCTGTTTTTGCAAAACTCAATCAACTTGGAGTTGGACCAAAGATACCTTTTAAGATTACAGGTAAGATCGAGACATGGGACATGTTCATGAAGACCTGGGAAACTAATGAAGATAGAATAGACATAGATTATTTAAAGACATATGTCTATCTTAAGGTTCGTCTTATATTTGATCCCCCGACAAGTCAGTCAGCTATGCAAGCATTTCAGGAGCAAGCAGCTGAGTATGAGTGGCGATTAGGAGTACAGTGTGACGAAACATGGGAAGACGAGGAGGTGACGACGGATGAGACCACCGATGACTGACGACGAGCTTATGCATTTCGGTATTATCGGAATGAAGTGGGGTAGACGTCGTTATCAGAACGAGGACGGCAGCTTAACTCCAGCTGGAGAAGCTCGATATGGCAAAAAGCCTAGTTTCTTAACTAAGCATAAGAATAAAAAGAAGATGGCAAAAGTCAGAGCAGCTAAAGAGGCTAAACAGAAAGCTGGAAATGAGTATAAAGAAGCGGACTCAAAAGTTAAAGACCTCGGCGATAAAGATTTAAATAATAGAATTGATCGATTAAAAAAAGAAAAAGAGTATAAACAGCTAATGAATGAGGTTCGAAACCCAGGAAAAGCAGCTGTTAAAAAAGCTATGCGAGAAGTTGGTGTAAAATTACTCACGAACGCAGCTACAAAAGTCGGAGAGCATTATGTTAACCAATTTTTAAAGAAAAGAGGGATTGGTGTTAATGAAGATGCCAAGATTGACAAACAAATGAAGAAGCTTAATCTTGAGATGAAGAAGCTTCAAGTAGAAAAGATGAGAAAAGGCGGGTGATAACCATGGCTTTATCTAACACAGCAACTCCGATTTATTACGGACAGTTCAGAGATCAGGTGCTTTCCGGTGAAATACCTGTTTGTCGAGAGATTTCTATGGAAATGAACCGTATAGACGATCTTATAGCTAATCCGGGAGTTTACTATGACGATGAAGCCGTAAATGGTTGGATAGCCTATTGCGAAAACGAGCTTACTCTTACAGATGGAAGTGATCTATTCCTATTAGACACATTCAAACTATGGGGTGAGCAAATCTGGGGATGGTATTACTTTGTTGATAGGGATGTATACAATCCGGAAACTAAGAGGTTTGAGAGAAAACGTGTTAAGAAACGTTTAATCAACAAACAGTATCTTATAGTAGCCAGAGGTGCTGCTAAATCGATGTATGCATCAACTATACAATCTTATGGATTAGTTGTGGATACAGATACTACACAGCAAGTAACCACTGCCCCAACAATGAAACAAGCTGAGGAGGTTATGAGTCCTATAAGAACCTCTATCGCGCGTGCGCGTGGACCAGTATTCGAGTTCCTTACAGAAGGATCAATACAGAATACGACAGGTAGCAAAGCTAATCGACAGAAGTTAGTACCAACAAAGAAAGGAATACAGAACTTTCTAACTGAATCTTTACTAGAGATAAGGCCAATGTCCATCGATAAGCTTCAGGGATTGAAGAACAAGTATACAACGATAGACGAGTGGCTATCTGGTGATGTAAAAGAGGATGTTGTTGGTGCAGTTGAGCAGGGCGCTACTAAGTTAGATGACTGGTTGATCTTGGCTACAAGCTCAGAAGGAACTGTCCGAAACGGACCAGGCGATACAATCAAAATGGAGCTTATGAGTATACTAAAGGGCGAATACATTAACCCTCACGTGTCTATATGGTGGTATAAACTAGATGACATAAAAGAAGTTAGCGACCCATCGATGTGGGTTAAAGCTAATCCTAACATTGGTAAGACTGTGAAGTATGAGGATTACCAGATAGAGGTAGAGAGAGCTGAGCATAATCCGACTCAGAGGAATGATACACTTGCAAAAAGGTTTGGGATTCCTATGGAAGGTTATACTTATTTCTTTACTTATGAGGAAACACTTCCACATCGTAGAAGAGAGTACTGGGGATTACCATGCGCACTTGGTGCAGACCTTTCAAAAGGTGATGACTTCTGTGCATTTACGTTTATATTTCCAATGCCACGTGGAGACTTCGGGGTTAAGACAAGAGCTTACATAACACAGCGTACTTTAGAGAAATTACCGCAAGCTATGAGAATTAAGTATGACGACTTTTTGCAGGAAGGCAGTCTCATGGTTATGGAAGGTACAGTTCTTGATATGATCGAGGTTTATGAGGACTTAGATAAGCATATAGAGGACTGTAAGTATGATGTTGTGTGTCTTGGCTTCGACCCATATTACGCAAAAGACTTTGTGGAAAGATGGGAAAAGGATAATGGCTCTTTTGGTATAGTAAAAGTTCCTCAGGGAAGTCGAACAGAGTCAGTTCCCTTAGGAGAGCTCAAGAAGATGGCAGAAGATAGGATGCTTCTGTTTGACGAAGAGCTTATGGTATTTTCTATGGGTAACTGTATTGTTCTTGAAGATACAAATGGTAACATAAAACTTTGGAAAGCACGCCGAGAAGAGAAGATAGACTGTGTGGCAGCTATGATGGATGCTTACGTAGCCTATAAGCTTAACTTGGATGCTTTTGAGTAAAGGCAGGTGAGATATTTTGGAGTACTGCTATATACACCCTAAAGATGATGAGCTTATGCACTATGGTGTAAAAGGTATGCATTGGGGTATAAGACGATATCAGCCGTATACATCTTCTAATAAAAGAAAAGGCGGTAAAACTGGTAAGTTTATAGGAAACAATCAGAAACTCACAAAAGATAACAAAGACTCATTATTGCTATTAGCACCATTTGCTCCACATATAGCTTTTGCAACAGCATTAGCTGCTTCTGCAGCAGCAAGTGCAATAAAGAAAGGTGTTAATACCGGTCGTGCTAAGAAAGCTATAGCCCATATAAATGCTAATAAAAATCTCGATCCAAAGACAGGTCTTAAAAAGGTAGATAAGCCGGAGTCCGTTAGTGAATCAATGAAAATGATTAATACGGAAAGACAAGGTAGGAAAAGAGAAGCATTAGTTAATAGGCAAGAAAATTGTACAAGTTGTGCAATGGCCCTAACACTAAGACAAAAAGGATATGATGTTAGAGCTAAGGAAATGCCAACAGGGCGTGGAGATAATAAAGAGTATATGAATAAGATTTTCGGAGCTAAACCAACATATGTTGATAAACAATATAGCGATTCTAATTTCTCTGTAAAAAAGAAGGGCCTATATTATATGGATACTCGTAAATTAACAGAGGAACAACAATTGGCTAGAAATGCCGCTGCAAATGGAGCTAATAAAAAGCATGCTGATGATGTTGAAAGGTGGGCCAAATCGCAACCTAACCAATCTGGGCAATTAATGCTAAGATGGGGGCAGGGCGGTGGTCATGCTACGAATTACGAAATAACCGATGGTAAAATGGTTATCCATGATCCACAGTCTAATAAAACATTAAAAGGAGGAGCCATGAGAGAATGGCTTACCCAATCATGGACAAGCGATTTTTATAGATTGGACGATAAGAATATAAAGAATGCAAAAATGGCAAGAGATATGGTTTACCATTAAAAGGAGGTATTAGGTATGATCGACATAACGGGAGTAGACAAAATTAAGAGTTTGTTTAAAAGTAAATTTCCTGGAAAAACAGTGTTTAAAATCGGAAAGTATAAGGATGGTTATTTGGTAATAGCATCAGAAACAAATGATGACTTTGACGATCCTTACTACTTTGTAAAAGGTGGTAATATTACAAAATTTTCACCAATGTCCGATTTTGCAGGTGTTAACCAAGCATTTGGAAAAAACAAAATCTACGATAATGGTGAAGGGTAGGTGATATTTTGGAACAGGAACATTACTATGCCATAGAAACTAAGGATAATGAACTTAAACACTATGGTGTAAAAGGCATGCATTGGGGTATCCGACGTTATCAGCCTTACACTTCTAATCCTAGAAAAGACGGAAAAGGTGGTAAGTTTGTAGGTAATAAACCTAAGGCTAAACTTGTGAAAGATAAGAAAGGGAGCCTTGGTTTAGCTGTTGGAGCGGCCGCAGCTGGAGTGGTCGGATTACATCTTGCTAAAGCAGCCATTAGAAATAAAATAGATCAGCATAATACTAAAAAAGGAATGCAAAAAGCTTTTAAAAAAGAAAGAAGTAGAAAAGAAGCTGAGGAAGCAGAACAGAGAAAAAAAGATTGGGAAGAGTATAAGAAATCTGTTAAAAATAGAGATTGGAAAGATTATACTGAAGAAGAGAAAAAATACACGCTAAGCGAGGCCACAAAAAAGAATAAAATGGACCTGGCTAAAACAAAAGATGATTATGATATAGATTATTTAGAAGCTATACAAAATGATTGGTTTCTATCTAATGATTATCCGGATGCAAAGAAAACTAGGCATAGTGAATACAAAAAGTATCTAGATAATCCGTATCGTTATATGAGCACTCATGAATATAATGAGGATCCACCAAGTTCAGGCGATTCCAAATCAGGGCTTGCAAAAGATTTTAAAGGTTATGTAGTTGGTGATAAATCTAATAATCCAGCCCCAGAACACAAAGGGATAACAAAGTGGGCTAAAGCAGATGATGCAGTTACGAAAATTTCAGATAAGTATTATAAAAAGAGGCCAGAGGCAAAAGATAATGCTCATTATTGGGAATTGGTGTCTAGAGATTTGAGAAAAGATAATGTTAAATTGACGGATTCTGAATTTAAAACTGCTAAGCGAAGGCGTTCGGATTCTATGTATTTTTATGAGAATATGGAGCATTTATATAATTACGAAAAGAAGAGACGCCAGAATTTGCCGACCATATACAATCCTAAAAATTTAAAAACATACAAAGTAAAAAGGAAATAAGGAGGCCAAAACATGTCAAACATAGGTGATCGTCTGAAGAATGGATGGAACGCCTTTTGGGGTAGAGATCCTACTAATCAACCATTTACTTTGGACTATGGAGCCTCCTTAGGCTCTAGACCAGACCGTACATTCCTAACCAGAGGTACAGAGCGGTCTATTATAAATGCGGTTTATAATCGTATTGCAGTAGATTGTGCTTCTGTAAACCTAGAGCATGTTAGACTCGACGATAAAGGCAATTTCAAAGAAACTATCAACTCCAGTTTCAACAATTGTCTTACATTAAGAGCTAACAAAGACCAGTCCTCATTTATATTTATGCAGGACATCGTTCTTTCCATGCTTGATGAAGGAAGAGTAGCGGTCGTACCAGTCGACACAACGTTCGATCCTGGTAAAACTGAAGGTTATGATATTCTTTCAATGCGAGTCGGTAAGATTGTAGAATGGTTCCCGGATCATGTCCGTGTAGACCTATATAACGATCGAACCGGAAAACACCAAGAGCTCATCCTTTCTAAAAGAGAGGTAGCTATAATCGAGAATCCGTTCTATTCAATCATGAATGAACCAAACTCGATGCTTCAACGTCTTATACGTACTCTTAATCACCTTGATAGGGTTAACAAAGACAATGCGTCTGGCAAACTGGATCTTATTATCCAGCTTCCATACTCTACGAGGAATGAGACTAAGAGACAACAGGCCGAAAGAAGGAGACGAGACATTGAACGTCAGCTTTCTGGATCTAGGTATGGAATTGCCTATGCAGATGCTACTGAAAAGATCGTTCAGCTGAATCGCGCCGTCGAAAACAATATGTGGAATGAAGCAAAAGAGTTGCTTGAGATGATTTACTCACAACTGGGTCTTTCAGAAAACATATTAAATGGAACAGCTAGCGAACAAGAAGTACTCTACTATCAGGACCATACAATTGATCCGATCATGAATGTGATTTCGCTGGAGTTTAAAGAAAAGTTTCTTTCTAAGACTGGTAGAAGCCAGAGACAGGATCTTATGTATTTTAGAGATCCGTTCAAACTTGTACCTGCTAAAGATTTGGCAGAGATTGCTGATAAGTTCACACGTAATGCAATTCTTTCGTCGAATGAGATCAGAGCTGAGATTGGATACAAACCAGTGGATGAACCGATCGCGAATGAATTGTCTAATAAGAACTTGAATGCAGACAAGAGAGACGCTGGCGATGCTAATGAAAGCAAACCGGAAGAGGTTGAAGATACTTCGCAATAAGAGTTCAAAACCATATTGCAACACAGATTTAGAAAACAAGGAGGAAAATCAAAATGGCAAAGAGTGAATACGATTTCTCCGGATGGGCTACCCGAACTAATCTTCTATGCTCAGATGGTAGAACAATTCGTAGAGGTGCATTCTCTGGCCAGGATGGTGCTAGGGTTCCGCTGGTATGGAATCACAACTATACCTCCCCAGACAATGTATTAGGTCATGCTGATTTGGTAGAAAGAGAAGACGGAATGTATGCTTATTGTACATTTAACGACTCCGAAGCTGCTGATTCTGCTAGAACAGGTGTTCAGCATGGCGACATCACCAACCTTTCGATCTATGCTAACCATTTGAAACAGATGGGAAATGATGTAGTTGGTGGTAAGATCAGAGAAGTTAGTCTTGTCCTTGCAGGAGCTAATCCTGGAGCATTCATCGACAATGTTTCTTTCGCTCACGGTGAAGACAGTGAGGAGGAGGCTATTATCTTTACTGATGAAGAGATCGCTCTTTATCATTCGGACGACGAGAAGAAAAAGAAGAAGCCGGAAGATGATGAAGACGACGAGAAAAAGGAAGATGATAACTCGGAAGAAGAAACCGATGAGGAGGACGAAGACATGACTGATGAAGAAAAGAAGAAGAAGCTTCAGCATGCAGATGGTGACGAGACCGTAGAAGAGGTCTTCAACACACTTAACGATAAGCAGAAGCAGGCAGTTTATGCTATCATTGGTGCCGCTCTCGAGGAAGAGGGTGAAGCAGAGCATAGTGATTTCGAACAGGAGGGTGAACAGATGAAACACAACGTTTTCGACACAGAGATGGAAAATGAGGGAATGACTCTTTCTCATGATGATATGCAGACCATTCTGGATGATGGTAAGCGTCTCGGATCATTGAAGGAGAGTTTCCTCGCACATGCCGATGACTACGGTATTAAGGATATTGACTGGTTGTTCCCGGAGGCACGTAACCTGAATACTCCGCCGGATTGGATCAAGAGAGAGACCGACTGGGTACAGGGTGTACTTAATGGAGTACACAAGACTCCGTTCAGCCGCATTAAGAGTATGTTTGCTGATATTCGTGAGGATGAGGCAAGAGCTCGAGGTTACATTAAGGGTAAGAGGAAGAAAGAGGAGGTATTCAGCCTTTTGAAGAGAACCACTGATCCTCAGACCATTTATAAGAAGCAGAAGCTGGATCGTGATGACATCATCGACATTACTGACTTTGATGTTGTTGCTTGGATCAAAGCTGAGATGAGAATGATGCTCGACGAGGAAATTGCTCGTGCAATTCTTGTAGGTGATGGACGTCTTGCATCTTCTGATGATAAGATCCAGGAGGCTCATGTTCGTTCTATTCTTAACGATGACGAGCTTTACTCACTTAAGAAGAATGTTGAGTTCACAGCAGCAGAGAAGGCTGATCCGGATTATGACCAGATCAAAGCTAAGAAGATCATCAACCTGGTTATCAAGGCCCGCAAGGATTACAAGGGATCTGGAAACCCGACTCTGTATACCACAGAGGATTTCGTTACAGATTGTCTTCTGCTTGAGGATGGCATAGGCCATAAGCTTTATAAGACCGAGGAGGAGCTTCGTACTGCTCTTCGTGTTTCAAAGATTGTTACAGTTCCGGTACTCGAGGGTGTTACTCGTGAGGATGGACAGGGTGTTGAGCACAGCCTGATCGGTATCATTGTTAATCTTAGCGATTACAATGTTGGTGCTGATAAGGGTGGTGCTATCTCGATGTTCGATGACTTCGATATCGATTACAACCAGTATAAGTATCTGATCGAGACACGTATCTCCGGCGCACTGATCAAGCCGTTCTCAGCACTCGTAATCGAGATGACTGAAGCAGCAGGCTGATAAATCAAAATGGAGGTGTTTTGATGAGATACTATGGAAAGATTGCTTTTCGGTCTACAGCTGAGACTGTGCCGGGGATCTGGGAAGAAGAGATAATAGAGAGGCCTTACTACGGTGAGGTGTTACGTAACTACCGAGCTTTACATACAGAGAGCAAGGAAGTCAACGATGATATTTCTCTTCGGAATCAGATCTCAATAGTAGCTGACCAGTTTGCTTACAATCACTTCCAAGACATGATTTACGTTGAATTCATGGGCACCAAATGGAAAGCCCAAGATGTTGAGGTGGTAATGCCAAGGCTACAAATAACACTGGGAGGTGAATACAATGGAGACACAGGCTCGCAGGCTTAAACTGCATGAAAAACTTTGTGAAATTTTGGGGTCTCGCAATGTATATTATCAACCCCCAGAGTCAGTCAAGATGCAATACCCTTGTATAGTTTACAACAGGGATACCACTCGCAAATTCAACGCTGACAATCGTAGGTATCTTTCTAAAGATGCTTATGAGGTAACTTTTATATGTAAGAATCCTGATTCAGACATCCCGGATAATATAGAAGAGGAGTTTTCTATGATTAGAAGGCAGACTCGCTATACCGCAGATGGTTTGTATCATGATCCTTTCTATTTATATTTTTAAGGAGGAATAAAATAATGGCAGACGTAGAATACAAAATCAAATGGGACCAGACCGGAGAGCATTTCTACGAGACTGGTGTAAACCACGCTGTACTCTATCCGTACAACACATCAGCACAGGACAAGACCAAGGCTTATGACAAGGGTATCGCTTGGAACGGTATTACTTCCGTTCAGGAGTCACCTTCAGGAGCTGAGGCTACAGCACTTTATGCAGACAACATTAAGTACCTGAACCTGATCTCAAAAGAGGAGTTCGGTGCTACTGTTGAGGCATACACATATCCAGATGAGTTTGCTATCCTTGATGGATCTGCAGAGCTCGCTGCTGGTGTATCGATCGGACAGCAGTCCAGAGGTATGTTTGGTCTGGCTTATCGTACTGAGATTGGTAACGATGTAGATGGCGATGACTATGGTTACAAGCTTCATCTGATCTATGGTGCTAAGGCTACTCCGTCAGAGAAGTCTTACAGCACGATTAATGACTCACCTGAGGCTATTACCTTTAGCTGGACTCTGAATACTACACCGGTTGAGGTTTCTGGAATGAAGCCTACTGCTACGGTTGTTATTGACTCTACTAAGGTTGATAGTACTAAGCTTAAGGCTCTGGAGAAGATCCTTTACGGTACGCCGGCTGAGGATCAGACACCTGCAGTTGAGGGACGCCTTCCGCTTCCGGATGAGATTGCTGATCTCTTCGCAAAGGGCTGATTTAGTTAGTCACTAATTTTTGGGCGGCTCATGGTAGGGTATGACTGTGGGCCGCTATTATTTCTATCACAAGGAGGAAAATGATTATGTTAAGAAAAACTATTAAGTATATCGATTACAATGGTACTGAAAGAGAAGAGCAGTTTCTGTTTAACCTGGATGAGGCAGAACTTATGGAGATGGAGCTCACTACAACCGGTGGACTTTCAACAACCATAGAGAGAATCGTTGCCGAACAGGATACTGCAAAGATTATTGAGATGTTTAAGAACCTGGTTCTGAAGTCTTATGGTAAGATCTCAGATGATGGTAGAAGATTCATCAAGAATGATGAGATTCGTGATGAGTTTATGCAGTCGAAAGCATACTCTAAGCTGTTCATGGAGCTGGCTACAGATGCCGATGCAGCGACCAAGTTCATCGAGGGCGTTATCGATGTAGATCAGAACGATCCGAGAATAGCAGAGTTTAAGAAAAAGAATAACCCGATACCGGCACCGCCGGCGAAATGATAGGAGGCGATAAGAATGCTCGAGTTAACCATACCACCAAAAGAGGATGCGTGGGATTCCCACTTGAAAGAGTTTGTCAAATCAGATTTCAAAGGAGCCACGATTAGGCTCGAGCATTCCCTTATTGCCATATCAAAATGGGAGTCTAAATACCATAAACCATACCTCGAGAATACCGAGATGACTGCAGAAGAGCTTGCTTATTATGTGAGATGTATGACAGTTACGCAAAGTGTTCCGGACGAGGTTTATGAAAACCTGACTCAGGATAATTACAATGAGATTGTGGAGTATATTAAAGATCCAATGACTGCCACATGGTTTTCAAAAGGTCCTGTCGTAGAAGGCGGGGCTAAAAAGAAGCAAGTAGTTACATCTGAGCTCATATATTATTGGATGATAGCACAAAACATACCAGTAGAGTTTGAGAAATGGCATTTAAATAGACTTATGACGCTTATAGAGGTCTGTAGTATAAAGAATGCAGAGGCTAATGGGCAATCAACCAAAAAGAAAGTCAGCCAAAGAGATTTAGCCGTTAATAATACAAAACTCAATGAAATGCGTAGGAAAGCTATGCATACGAAAGGATAGAGGTGATAGATATGACCAATTACAACAAGGCCAAAGAAGAAAAAGAAGAGAAGAAGGAAGAATTCGACGACAGGGATTTATATGAGAGCATCTATCCTGGTAAGCTTAACTTCCGAAAAGAACCCGGCGGTGATATTTTGTTTGAATTAAAGCCTGGGGAAAGAATGTATTACACCGGAAGAACCGAAGAATACGATGGATTAGATTGGCTTTCTATGGAAGCACGTGGACAGAAAGGTTTCGTAATGGGACGGTATGTAGAAAAGGTGTGATGCGGATGTTAAGTATTACATACAAAGGGGATTTTACTAATAGTATGGGCTTTCTGAATAGAATTAAGAAAATGAGAGTCCGTTCTATGCTTGAGGATTGCGGCAGAGAAGGTGTCGCAGCACTTCAAGAGGCCACCCCAAAAGACACGGGGCTAACAGCAGCTTCGTGGAGTTATGAGATAGAGGAAACCAGAGATGGTTATACTCTTAGATGGAACAACTCTAATGTAAACAATGGAGTTAACATTGCTCTAATTTTACAAAGAGGTCACGGTAAACGAAATGGAGGCTATGTTGCTGGTATTAACTATATTAATCCAGCACTTGCCCCAATTTTTGAGAAGATAAAACAAAAAGCTTTGGAGGAGGTGTCTGAGTAATGGCTAATGTTGAAGAACATGTAGTATCCATGAAATTCAATAATAGGGATTTCGAGAAAAATGCACAGCAAAGCTTAGGCACCTTGGATAAGCTTAAGAAAGCATTACATTTTAAAGATTCTGGAGAGAGTCTTAAGAAACTTGGAGAAGAAGCTGACAAATTAGACTTTTCTAAAGCTACTCAAAGTTTAGCAGCTTTAGAGAAACGATTCTCGACTCTTGGAATAGTCGGAATGACAGCTGTTCAGAACATAACCAATTCAGCTGTTGATCTTGGTAAGAGCATAGTCAAAGATGTAATGAAACCAATGACTAATGCTATTAACCAGATTAAATCTGGAGGTCTTAGTAGAGCATTTAACCTCGAGCATGCGCATTTTCAGTTAATGGGTTTGGTTAATGACGAGGAGAAAGTCGCAGAGATTCTGAATGGACCAGTTGCACAAGCGGTTGACGGAACAGCATATGGATTGGATCAGGCAGCCGTAGCCGCATCTAGTTTGGTTGCCTCAGGATTGCAGACCGAAGAATTATTGGGACCTCTAAAAGCTATTGCTGGAGTTGCTTCAATGACTGGTAGAGATTTCTCAGATATATCAGACATCTTTACTACAGTTGCAAGTAATGGCAAACTTATGACCATGCAGCTGAGACAGTTATCAGCATCTGGTTTGAATGCCTCAGCGGCATTGGCTAAGTCTATGAATAAGACAGAGGCCGAGATTAACGAGATGGTCACCGAAGGTAAAATTAGCTTTGCGGATTTCTCAAATGCCATGAATGAAGCATTTGGAGAAAACGCAGCGAGGGCTAATGAGACTTTTAGTGGATCCCTTTCTAATGTCAAAGCAGCACTTTCAAGAATCGGTGCTAAATTTGCAACGCCTGGTCTTGAACAATTAAGGGATTTATTCAATCAAATAAGACCGGCTATCAATCTGTTTAATAGTTTAATAGACGATGGCGTTAATCATATAAATGTAATTGTAAAACGACTTAGTCAAATGGGTCAAAGTTTTTTACAATTACAAAGTACAAGAAAAATTATAGTTGGATTAGCTAATGCTTTTAATCTTATAGCAGAAAAACTTGGAATATTATTTGTTCCGGATGGACCAATTTTTACAGGAATGAAAGCAATTGGTAACATCTTTAAAGCAATAAAGAGTTTTATAGAACCTGTTGCTAAAGCCTTTTTAGACATTTTTCCACCGGTATCGATGACTAGATTGTCAGATGCTGTTAAGAAATTTAAAGATTTTACAGCATCTTTAATGGCTAGTGAGGAAGTTGCTAAAAATATACAGAGAACTTTTAGAGGAGTTTTCTCAGTAATCCGAGGAATAGGCTCTATAATCAAAATGGTTGCTGGATTTGTATTTGACTTTGTAAAAGGTCTTGCACCAGCTGGTACTATGCTTACCGATGTATTTGGAACAGTTGGCGACATCTTGACAGATGTAGGCTATTACATACAAGTAATTAAGACAGCAATAGAGTATACGGTTAATTATTTTAATGTATTTGGTAATCTCGGAAGTGTAGTTGGCAAAGTGTTCTCCTCAGTTATAGGACTTGTTTCAAATGCTATAAAATTAGTTGGTAGTGGTGTATCATGGATTATTAATTCGATACTCTCAATATTTGGAGTGG